CAGCAGCTCACTTTCGAAGCTACTGTTGCAGTTCGTTTCGTTCAGAAAATGCTCCGACGGGGATTCGAACCCCGGTCATTACCGTGAGAGGGTAATATGATTGGCCGGACTACACCATCAGAGCTTACGTCGCTACTGCGCCGTAATGCGGTTTTCGGGCCGTTTCATGCGGCCACATTGAGATAGAACGGACGTGATAATAAAAGTCTTTCTTACTTAGCTGGGGGAGCTAATGCGATTAACCGGAAGACGGCGTGCCGGTGAGTCGCATAGTACCAAAGCCCAGAAGGGGTCTTCTATAAGCCAGTTGAAAGGTATTTAACCACGTAAAACAGTAGAATAGTATGGCACTCAAGCCGTCTCCGATGCAGGCTGTACTGGTTCAGGAAGCCGTCGTTTCCTCGATCAAGAGCGGCGATCTCGGTCAGCACGAAGAAGAGCTGATGCAAGACTTCTGCAACGATATCGACCTCTACCTCGTCGGGGTCAGTATCTAAGGCTACCCACGGTGGAACGGACACGACGAGCCGCTGTCGTCTTCGTCTTCGGCGTCCGGGTCGTATGGGATGTTCCGGCTCCCCTTTTTGTGTTGCCAGCGTTCTTCTCGGTAGGCAGACTCGTTCGATGAGAGTCGTCGTTGGGTCTGAATCTGCTCGTAGGTCTCGTCTTCGGTCATCGGTCGAACGACGCCGTCTGTGATGAACGAGCCGCGCTTGTACGGAATGACTTGGACGATGGGCGTTCCGTTCTCGATGATGCCCTCATACTCACCGCCAGTCCACATGAACGGGGCGTTGATGAAGTTGAAGTAGTTGTCAGCATCCACGATACCCGAGAAGCACTGGAACCTCGGCTCAATCCGGTTGAGCGGAGATGTTACCAGCAGAGAGTATTCGTCTGGGACTTTGATGGCCCAATAATTGTGCCATTTTAGAACGGGCCACTCGTAGTTCGGGAACATCTCTCCGCCGACCTGTTCCAGTGAATGAGACGAGATCATCTCTTCCGCAAAGTCCCACTGGTAATTGACTAATCCATCTTCGGCGCTGAAATGAACATCGGCGGCCAGCGGAATAATCCAGCCAGCGGTCATGGCTTCCATGAACGGCGCACAACGTTTCACTGTGGAGTCATTTGGATGAACGCGCTCGTTCCCGCCGTCAATGTACTGATCGAGCTTTCGATACCATTCAGGCATCACCCGGTTGGCCGGGATCGGCTCAGGCATCGCACCGTAGTTCTCTCGTCGGCAGACGAACTCGATGGTTGGGTCTTCGTCGTCGGTCTCGTGTTTCGTGTATCCCGAGAGACTTGGAACTCTCTCGGCAAGGCTGTTGAAATCAAACATTTGGGTCTGGTTGGTGTGATCGAAAAGCGATGCTTCTCCGGGGTAGCTCCCCCATCTACACTGCATGAGGTACTAAAAGGGTATCGGTCAGGGGAGTCTACAAGGGGCCTTAGCCGCAGGCTGACCAGCCGCAGTCCTCACAAACAGGACAGCCGCCGTCGATCCGTATTCGCGGGGAACTACACTCGCGGCAATGGGAAGCGAAACCGCCCATTTACTCTTCGCGCTGTCGTTCGAGCAGACAGCCGTTTTCGGTGCAGTCGTCGGGGTTCGGACAGCGGGCGCAAAGCTCGTCGTCGCTTACCTCTTCGTCGTTCCCTGCCAGTGAAGGCCCATAGCGGGATTCGAGGATTCGGCGGGCCAGTCGAGGCATACCAGCCGCGAGAGCCATGCCGAGGAAGAGAAATTCAATGTCGCCAACGACGATAAGTTCTGGAATGTTCATTTTTAGAGTCGGATAAGATAGGTGTGTTCGTCAATCAGTTCTGTCGCAATCTCGACACCCTGTTGAATGTCGAAATTCGTCTCTTTGAGGTGAGATCGGGGACTGGTCCGCCAGTCGTCTTCGTAGTGGGCATAGAGTTCCCGGCCCGGCTCGCCGTCTTCACGGTCGAACAGGGTGATGTGGACCTGCATACCCGGCTCGATCACTCCGGTTGGGTCGTCTTCGGCAAGGAACGCCCACGATCCTTCGGAGACCCGTCCATCGGACAGGCTCTTGAGACAGGCAATGGGGTTCCGCCGACCGCCAGCGGCTTCCATCTCTTCTTCGATTACTTCTTCGTCTTCATCGAAGAAGCCGACGTACTGCCGGTTCCCGACGCCGCCGATCCCGTAGCCACCGTACCGTTCGAGGATAGGGTGGAGCCGGGGATAGAGCCACAGACGGACGTTCTCGATCCAATCGTCGTCACTACCGAGTAAAAAGCGAGGCAACATGAGAGAAGGCCTCTACTGTCCCTCTTGTGACTGCTGTTCAACGAGCGCCGATCCGATATCTTCGCCGCTCATCACGTCCCACATATGAGTCAGTGCAACTTCGAGAGCGTCGAGTTGAGCCGCCGTGTCGCCAGCCGTCTTTGCCGTCTCGTAGTCGGTGATCGAAGACAAGATGATCTCTTTCTTCGTGTCGGTCACGAGATGCCGGTCAAGAACGCCATCTCCAGCATCGGAGACGGTCTCTTGCATGACCTGTGGACGGTCTACTGTTTCATCAGCTCGTACTTCGTCTACCGCAGGGTCGATATACCCATCCCAACCGACAGGAACGAGTAAGATGTTTTTCTTGTGTGCCATTATTCGATCATTGAGAGCGGAATGTGAGTGAAAACTCCATCTTGTCCTCCATTTCCAATTCCGTGACCAGTATCGCCCGGAAGACCTCCATCAACAACGTAGGTCGGTTTTTGTGCGTTTGGTGTTACAGCAATAACGATACCACCACCGCCACCGCCACCAGTACCAGAGGCGGGAGTACCATTGCTTCCATTGCCGCCGCTTGCGCCCTTTGTCTGTACGGTAATATCAATAGACAGATTTTTCGAGACAATAACGATTAAACCACCAGCACCGCCACCTCCGCCCCCGCTTCTTCCTTTGTTTGCACTGTTGGTATTTCCTTGACCATTACCTCCATTGCCCCCTCGACCACCAAACGAGCCACCAGCGCCGCCCCCGCCGCCGTAGCCACCATTGTTATTTCTTCTTCCCTGTGAACTGTCGGAACCACCACCCGAGAGCAGTTTTGCCATAGGAAGACCGGAAATTTTGGCAGATGGAACCATCCATTCATCAAGCCAAATACTCAACAGGTCACGGGTGACTGCTGTATCCGATGCTACCCCACCACTGGTTCCTGAGCCACCGCCTGACCCGGTTGTAATCACATTAGTTTTCGCGCCTGCAATTACCGGAGGAAGTCCCGATGAGCCAGTATCGTTGTTATTGTTATAGTTAGTGTTTGAGCGATCTTGTCCATCTACTGCGTTAGCGTTGATAGTTCCTGAGCCGGTGACCGTTTCAGCCAAAATGAAAAACGAACCACCAGCGTCTCCACCATATCCACCACGAGAGCCGTGGCGTGGTTCAACGGTTATTGTTCCGTCGAGAGTAAGAGTATCCGAGACCTGCAAAACTGCTCCATTTGGAACAGTTAGGTCTACACCAAACGGAATATTGAGATTCTGATATGACTCAATTGTAGTCATTGTCGTGTCTTCTGTGAGCGATACGTCTCCGAGGTCTCCGCTTCCAAAATTAATAGCCATAGATAGATTATCTGTTGTGTAGTTTAGCGATTATGTGAGCATCGCGTTCGATCTTTTTCCGTTCTGGTTTACTGATGCTGGAGTCTCCAGCCTTCAAAGCCCAGCGCCGCATCATTCCTTTAAACTTAGGATGGTTAGCGACGTTGTCCCGGCTAAAGTGAACACGAAGCCGGAAGTTAATGTCGGGCGTGACGTTTGACGAGAGGTCATCGAACGACTGAATGCCCGAGATCAGGACATTACCGGCTTCGTCTTCAACGTCTACGGTGATCGTTTCTCCTGCGTAGTCAGTAACGTATTCGAGAACGTCCCAGTTCTGGATGCCTTTGTCCGGCTCTTGTGAGACGATAACTGCTTCCCCGAACTCTCTGGGGTCTTCACTCAACGAATCGAAGTAGACCGAACGTGGGTCATTCGAGCCGAGTGTGTAGTTCCGCAGGGAGAGCTGTCCAGCGTTAGTCCGAGTTCCAGCCGAGTACGTTCCCTGTGAGACACCGTCAATGAAAACCTCGACTTGGTTCGTATCGAAGTCGAAGTCGAGCTTCACCTCGATCACGAAGCCGGGATTCCACGTAGCAGACAGTTCAGTAACCGTCGCGTCGGGTTCGTGCCATTCGATAGTACCGAAGGCATCATTGAACCGCAGGAACCCGATGCTGTCTCCGGTATCGTCGTCAGCGCCGAGTTCGACAAAATCACTGATGTTGCCAGTATCGGTGCTGATCTGCAACTTTGCGTTGATGTTCTGGACGATTCCGTGTTCCCGTTCCATCGTCACCGAAACGTCTTCGCTTTCCGAGTGGAGGTAGGGCGTCCGGCTCCCTTCGATGGTAGTAGAGCCGTCTATGAAGACGTTAGAGAGATCAGTCGTCTCGTCCCAGTCCCAGTCGATGCTGTCGATCACAGCCTGCTCGCGGTAGAACGGAGCATCGAAGTAGAGACTGCGAGAGGCCAGTGAAACGTCGGTCTTGTTCCGAACGTCGATCTGGGTGTAGCCAGTGTCGATGGGAAGCTCGTAGGTTCCCTGTGAGACGCCGTCAATGACGATCTCAACAGTGTCATTGGTGAACTCATAGGTAGTGTCATACGTCCCACCAGAGCCGTCGTCGTAGGTGTGGATTTCCTCTGTGGGGGCCGCGAACGTAAAGTTGAGTTTGAGATCGTAGCTCTGCCCAGCAGTCCACGAGGCCATGACGGTCTCGTTTACCGGAGTCAAGTATGTCTCGGTTACCGGGTCGGGTTCCGAGTATTCGCTCTGCCACTCGACCTCGCCGCTGGCGTCGTGGAAGACGATACGACCAAGCGAGGTTCCCGTCGAGCCGTAAATCTCGAACGCGACGTGATCGGTGGCTTCGGTTGTGTCCGAGTCGATATTTAACGACCACTCAAAGTCTCTCTCGGTCAGGGAATCAACGTAACCGATGGTGGCGATCTCCGAGTCCGATTCGAGAACGTAGCTGTATGTTTCATCGTGAACGACAGTGTTCTGTAGGCTGATGTTTTCGTCGTCGGTCGCATCTGTCTGTGTCCACGTCGAATCGTTCTGAACGAGAAGCGAATTGAAATACGAGATCGCTGTCTCGTCAATGAGCTTGATATAGCCGTTTTCGTCAAGCTCGGTTCGCTCAACGGGGGATTCGTGGATAATCTCGTATCCGCTGTCGAATCCGTCGGTATCTTGATACCCAACCTCGGCGGCTGGTGCGAGATCCGTGGTTCCCTGAACGTATAGCAACCCGTTAGTGGGCTTGTACCACGTTTCACCTTGATCGAGCGTCCCAGTTGGCTTGTCGATCTGGACGTAATTGAATCCGGCAATCTGCGAGGCGCTAAGTCCGTCGAGCGTTTGCGCGTCGGCTACCTGCCCGTCGTTGTCGGGGTCAATTGCGTTTGTGAGATCAACGAGGTGCTGTACGTCAGTAATGAGATTGTTGATGAGGTAGTTACCCCACTCGGCTGGAAGCGGCTCGTTTTTCGTGAAAGCCCAGTTGTCCTGCCACTCCACACCGGGATCTCCCCAGTTCTTCAAAAGTGTCTCGTATGCCATTTATTGGATCAGTCCTCCGAAAGTCCCGCCGGAGGTGTCGGGGTCGCCGTTTTCGTCAATCGTTCCAAACCCGGTGTCCGGGTCGTAGTCGCCGCTTTCGTATTCCGAAACAGTGACCGGGCGGAACGTCCCGTCGTACTGAACCTCGACCGACTTTGCCGCCGGGGTCATCAGTGAAGCAATCTCTTTGATCTCTGCTGGTTCGAGAATCGAGTCTTCTACCCGATCTATAGGAACCAACAGAGCGAACGTCGAAGCCAGCCCGTAGAGTTCCGACCAATCTTGATACCAGAACTCGGTCTCGTCGGCCCGCAGAATACTTGCGAAGGAGATGAACATATCCGAGATCGTTCCCTCCGAGGTAAGCGACTGAAAGGCCATCAGAGTCCGCATCCGGTACTTCTCGATTGACTCGCCGTCTCGACGCGAGGTTCCCACTATATCGGCTATCCGATCAATGGACGCCGAAGACTCGGCGTCTTGGAGGGTCATCGCGTTATCGACGGCCTGAATGTCTCGGTCGAGCCGGTCGATGGCCTCGCCGATCACATCGAGGATCTTGTAGTTGCCGCTGGTCTCCTCTTTCGGGTAGTAAGGAGGTAACGACCGTACAAGATTGTCAGTCACCTCACTCTGGGTTGGTGTTTTGTCGCTCATTAATTTAAATCGAGGATTTTGTGATTGTCAACGAACTGTCCGTGCCGTCAGAAGTCGCAACCTCTTGGGGGCTGATAGTGATGTTCGAGGTTCCGGTCGGGTTGGGCGAAGTCCCGATCTTGAGATCGGTAACGTCGTAGACTCCTTCTACAGACCGGATGGCGAACTCTATCTCACCGAAAAGAACGTCGCTTCCGCCGTTGAGCGAGCCGGAAGCCTCGTTCCCTGTCGTAAGAAGCCCACCGACGTACCACACGATGGCATTTCGGACAGCGTCATCTCCGGCGTAGTCCTCGGTAGTCTGAATGGTCGCATCGACGTAGACCTGAATCGTCGTCGGCTCAGACCACGAGACCGGGTGCGTTTGGCCGTTTATGAGTTCGGCGTCGGCTGTTACTCCCGTGCCGTTGAAGCCACCCAGCGTTCCGTCTCCGGCGGCTTTGTGGTCGATGATCTGGTTTGCTACGTCCTGTTCGTTCCCGCCCTCTACGACCAACTCAAAGGAGTGCGGGTCGCGTCCGTCGTCGTCCGGCTCGTCGTCGTCGTTAATGAAGATCGAGACCGACTTGACGCCCTCTACGCGCTTGAGGGCACGGAGTATGGCGTTGGCCGATGCCCGGCTCCCCGAACCAAGCTCTTCGGTTGCTCGCTCTCGAAGCTCGTCGTCGGCTTCCACGTCCGAACCACCAGAGGTCTCGGTCGGGTTGGTGACCTCCTCGATCCCGGTTGGGAACGACTGTAGATCGGTCAGCGTGTTCGGGCCGAGGTTCGAGTTAGAGCCGCCGTTGACCGCCACGATGGTTACATCAACCGAGGTCTGTCCAGCGGGAAGTGTGGCTTGCTTGGTCGTCTGAAACTGAATGGGATCAATACCGTCGGTCTGGATGATGACGCCTTTCTCAATGACGTAATCAGTAGAAGCCGCAGTTGATCGAGAAAACCGAGAAGTACCCTTAGCCGTCGTAGCTGGCTTTCGGATGACGCCGATCTTCTCACAGATATGGTCCAGCGCCGCTCCGCTGGCGTTGGCGATCTGCGAAGCGTCGAGTATGTCTCGGAGGTCGATCTGGGCTTCGGCCAGTCGCTCGGCGACCGGATCGTAGAGCGTTCTGATTACGGCCTTTTCGCCGTCGTTGATATCGGGTCCGAAACGCTCCTTGGCGTCGGCCATCATCGCGTCGAGGATGATCTCTTTAGTGTCCGGGTCGAACCGGCCTTCTGTGTTTATTGTCATTATTCAGAGATGGGAAAGAACGTCTCGTTACCTGTCGAATAGAAGATCGTCACTTCCAGTGTGTTCGCTTTATTCTCGGACTGTTCGATGATGATAGAAGAGATCCCTTCGAGTTCGTCCATGTCGTTCGCCACTCGCTGGGCCTCAATCTCTAAGAGAGCAGGAGCGTTTTTCGTGTCGCCCCTGCCGATCTGATTAAAGAAATAATCCGTCAAGCGAATGCGTAAGGCCTGCTCGAATGCGGCAGTCCCCGTGACCAGCGGGAAGTCGTTTCTGTGGTCAAGTTCCACGTCAAAGTTTGTGTTTAATCCGATATCCATATGGTATGCTAATGTGTGTCGATTATATTCCTAAAACAGATTATACGCAATGCTTATGATGGTTGCTACCGAAGGTAGGTCGAAGAGAAAGTCGTTCAAGATAGACTAAAAGGGCTACCTGAAATGGATACTACTTCTAATAATATACACCCTTTAATATACCCTCTTTACGGTTGGCCCAATGGTTAGCCCAATCTGGCAAGGAACTCGCTGTTTTACTGGTACTGCTTAGTCGGTGTGGACCGAACTATTCCCACCGGATGAGGAGTAGTCAACCGAGCCTCCCGATCCGGGGTCAGTAGCGGCCCCTGATACAGCAAGGTAAACCGGCTTGCCGTCTACAGACAGTGACGGAGAGACGGTTCCCTGCTGGATAGAGTGAGACGAATAGGCAATACAGATGCCAAGGTCGTTAACGTCGTGTCCATGACAACCGAAATCGAGACTGCAATCGGAAGCAATCCCGATAGGAGTCCCATCTACCTTTATAGATGAACTCCCGGCCAGAACACCACTTGCGGTCGATCCACAGGGTCCGGGGTGACCAGAGGCAGTAAGCGGCGCTCCGATCAATGGTAGTTCAGTCATCTATTCCTCCGGCTCCGGTGGCTTTGGTCCGGTGTTGAAGTCAATGTCCTCGTGATGCCAACTGAATCCACCAGCGGCCCCCTCGGTCGTGATTCCGTAGCCGTCTCCGTCGATCAATTCAAACCCTTTCGAGCTGTTGATGGATAGCTTTCCGTCGCAGGATAGATCGACGTTCACCGTTCCGTCTTCCTGATTCGAGAACCAGAGCTTGGTTCCCTCATTCAGCGAGAAGCAGAAGTCCCCTTCTGCGAGTTCCGGCATCTCCGGCTCGGCTGGGGTGTGTGGGAACCGGGCCGCGTGGGTCTCCACGTCCACCTCGTAGACCTCGACAATGTCTCCCTCTCTGGGGACCGACCACATACCGACCGTCGGCGTGGTGAACTCGATCTCCCGGTGTTCGTAGCTCGGAGAGGTCTTGACATTGACGTGAATGCGGTTGTTGCTAAACGAGATCGTCGTGATCCGCCCGAGTTCAACCGACATTATTCACCGTCCTGCCCGTCCAACTGGCCTTGGTTGAGAGCCAGTTGGCCTTCACTGAGGTAGTCCTCAATGTCTTCGTATCGGGTGTTGTCTTCTGGGTCCATGAGCCATGACTTCTGTTCGATCCGCCCGCTTGGGACGCCCGAGACCTCGATGACCGTCTCCCAGCCCTGTCGTGGGTTGACTCGGTGGGTGACTGCTCGAACGACGAACAGCCCGGTCTCGACTTCTCGGTGACAGTGGTCCTCGATCTCGTCCAGCGTCAGAATGGTGTCACCGACGCTGATCTTGGCGAGGCCGTCTTTTTGCTCGGATGCCGCCGAGTTGACCACAATATTCCCGCTCTTGTGGTCCATGAAGTGAGACAGCAGTCTACGACGAGCCGCGTATTCCAGCGGGACCGGCTCGTGAATGTTCATCGGCTCTTCTTGGGCGTCTGTCGAGCCATCCATGCCCGGAACCCACGCTTCTGCGTAGGCGTACATTCCCATCGAAACCTCCCGATATGGGAGGCTCGACTGATCTGGAGTCGGGTTCAAGAAGCGGTATTTGCCCATCAACCGAACGCGGTTGATCTTGCCACTCCGAGTAACAACGTTGTATTCCTTGATCCGAATGGCCCGCTCGTCGGCTCCGATCACGAACCCGTTAGTGGGAACGACCGAAGCAGGTAGGTAGTGCAAGGCCCCTTCTGAATCCAACCAGAACTCGAATCCGAACTGCGCTTCGATCTTCTGGATTGCGGACAGAACAGTGTCTTCCTTGAAGCCGATAGCGGTGTCGTCGCTTACCTCGGCTCCGGTAGTGACCTTGTGATGCCATTCAATGACACCGGCCACTGACTTTTCGAGTGAGTCACCGATGCTATCGAGTAAGCCCTCTTCTTCGCCGTCTTGGCCGAAAATCGCACCGCGTAGGTTCCGGGCCTCAATCGGCTCTTCAACGTCTGGGTGGATGACCTCTTCTACGACGTTGTGTGGATCGTCTTTTCGCTCAAAGATGTAGTCCACGATGTTCTCCAGTGTCGTGTCATGGAAGTGGCGGCTGATTGCTCCCGTTTCGAGAACCTTCATGCCGTCGTAGAGCGTGACCCACGATTCGCTGTTTTTCAGTTCGACTGCGTCTTCTGCGAGGTAGTAGCGATCTTGTTCGTATCCGGCGATCTTGATGAAGCACGGCTCGCCGAACTCGGCTCGGTCTCGGATAAGCTCGCCCGCCTTCCTGCTGAGTTTGACTCTGGCATGGGAAAAGCGGGACTTGCTGGACTGAATCGTGACCTCTCGGGGCTGAACCCGAATGCCCGATTTGTCGAAGACCAGTTCGCCATTTGAAAGCTCACAGGCCATTATCGGCCTCTCGAAATGATGCCGTCTTCGTATGAGTCACCGTCTTCGTTGTAGCCGGTGCTGACGAAGTCGAAACTGTACTTATACAATTTCTCTCGGCTCTGGGGATCGACCGCAACGGGGCCTTCCCAGTTTCCGCCTGCGACTCTCACTTCACCGCCCCACCCGTCGGTAAGGAGATCGAGAGTGCCGTGTGTTTCAACGATAACGTCGAACGATTTTATCTCCGACTGCCGGATGATGCCGGAGACGTGAATATCTCGGTTCTTGGACCCGAGATCGGTAACGTCCTCGCCTCCACAGAAGTTTTCTTCTCGGGATAGATTTCGTTCCTTGCTGTTTTCGATCCGTGTAGGAGCGAAGAAAGGAGCGAAATAGACGCCGCCTTGCTCATTTGAGGTTAGTAAGAATGTGTCGTGAAGAGCTGTCATTATCTCTGCGTGGCGGAGTCAATACCGCTTTCTGTGCCGTACCATTCTGGGAAGTCGTCTTTCACCCGCTGGTAGGCTCTGTTGCTCATATCGCCCTGTACGGTGATGTTGACGCCACCACCACGGCCACCGTAGCCGCTCCCACCGCCGCCGCTGTAGCCGCCGCCCGATGGACCGTCCATACCACTCATGGCGGCCTTGCCGACCGCGTAGGAGCCAGCAACGGCGATCAGGCCCACCCCGGTCAGGGCGAGCAGTCGGGCCATCGCTCCGTAGGCTGTGTTGGCCGCGACGACCCAGCCGTAGAGGCCCATGATGATCTTCTCGATCCCGGCCAGTGCGGTCAGCGCCCAGAGAGTGAGGTTAATCCCCATCAGGGTTCCGTATGCGCTGATAACGGCCAGAACTGCTCCGTGCATCAGGAACAGGAACGAGGCGACTGCCAGCAGTGCCACCGTCCACTTGTTGGATAGCTTCTCAACGATCTTCGCCAAAATCTTGAAGAACGGAGTGAAGACAGCGACCACAAACGAGACGATCTTCGCCAAGTTGTAGATGATCGAGATTAGCGAGCCGAGTAGCCGACCGAGGCTCACGAACGCATCTTGGTTCTTGTAGAGTTCCTTCGTCGCCCAGACGAGGAGGTTGATAATCAAGTCGCCAAAGATGCCGCCGAAGCGGAGACCGATCTGCTCGATCATGTCGGAGAGATCGGCCATCGCGGTCAGTCCACGACCGACCCAGCCAGCGATCCCGCCGCCAGCCTTGCTGAGAACGGACTCGAACTCGGTGAGCCGCATCAGGGGATCAACGAGCTTCTGGATCTGGCCGGGAATGCCGCCGATCCAACCATCCAAAATCGGCTGGAATGCCGCCGACGCTGGACGGAGAATACCGAATACGTCTTTTCCAACGCTCTTGAGGCGCTTTTTGAACTCCTCAAGGGAGTCGGTCATACTGTCACCGTAGCCGAGAATACCGATCCCGATGATTGCCGCACCGGCTGTTGCCATAGCCGCGAAGGCCGCAACGACACCGAGTGCCGCACCCGCGAGGGTAATCAGCATCGGGATCAGCAACGCAATCAGTTGCCACCACATCATGATGCTGGGCTTGTGCTTCATGATGGCCTTCGAGACCTTCGAGAACGAACTGGTCATTCCAGAGAAGTCAATCGGATCGAAGCCACCGGCTCGCTTTTTGAACGTGCTGATCGAACTGCCGACTCGGCTTGCCGTATTACGCACGGCGTTCCCGACCATATTGCGCCGCCGGTTGCCGCCGATCTGCTTGTTTAGCTGATCTCGGCTAAGGCCGGGGCGGTCACGCATCGGGCCGAGTGGGACTTTCGGGGCGATATCTGGGGGCGTCCGAGTGCCCTTCTTGATACGCCGCATGAAGTCGGTCTCGGGGTTCGAGAGATCCATCGGCATACCGTCTTCGCCGAACAAGTGGCCTTCTCGGCCCATCGTGAACTCGAACCGTTCTGGGTTGCCGTCCAGCGAGAGCCGTTTCAGGTTGTCACTGACGATCTCGTTGACGGTGTCAGTAATGTCTCGCCTGCCTCTATGGGGTGTTCCGGGCAGGCCGCCGCCCCCACCCCCATCGCCGCCCCCACCGGAAGGAACACCGCTTTCCTTCGTGATGATCCGATGAACGGACTTGGTGTTCTTTTCGAGGGCCTTCTTGAGCGCCAAGGCCTCTTTCTCGCCGACAATGTCGATATCGAGCTTGGTTTTGAGATTCTTTTCTAACTCTTCGAGCAGAGCCTTGACCTCTGCAATGTCGCCGCCATCATCAATATCGAGCTTGACAGACAGTTTCTTGCCGTCGATACGATCAAGTTGTTTTTCGAGTTTTTGGAGATCGTCTGTAAACTGGTCGATGATCTCGACCGCGACCTCTACTGGATCAGAACTTGCCATTTAAAATATATTTGTAAAACTGTCAGTCGTCGTCTGCGTGTGTGTTCGTGTAGGTGACGGTCTCTCCACGTCCCCCGCCGTGGGGGGCTTTCATCGTGTTGACCGCGCCGTGAGATCCGACTCCGGGCTGGGCGTCTGCTTCCTCCTGCTGGCGCTGTAGCTCTTTGAGGAGAACCATACGCTGGAACGGAGTCAGATCGGCCTGCGTCGGGGCCAGTGGGAT